AGAACGGATACAACTACGGATGGTCTTGGTACGAAGGATACGCAATAGACGAACACTGGCATTTTACATACACAACAGATAGCAGTAAACTTAAAGAGTTCCCACTAGACAGCTCTAACAGACGTATTACAAACTTCTCAGCATCAATCTCATCTTTAACCACACCTCCAGGCTCAAATACTCCGTAAAATGTACGTACCTCCCTACAGACAAAGTTTAGAGAAAGCTTTTCAAAAAGAACGCGACGATAAGAAAAATCAACGAGGTCGCGAAGAAGCTATATCTGAACATGAGCCCTTACTGGCACCTACAGTAATAACTAATAGGCCAGACGGAACAGTCTATACACGTTATTTTGCAAGATTTATTCCTACTAAGGAAATTTTTGAAATTACATTTGGACAGTACCGTACAGTTAGAGATAGCCGAGATTATAAGTTTACCACTCTTGAGTGGGATAGTACATTCCCCAAATCATCTCAAACTATAGGAGGGTATCTTCAGTTAGGATCTAATTACAGAAACTATTTAACCTTACTAAAACATAAAACCCACACACCGGAACTCTTTGATATAGTGGTGAAAGACAATACATTTTTTAGTATAGATTATACAACCGGCGGTGAATTTAAAGATCGTCAAGGAAGAGACTATTACGGATCTTACAATCTAACTAAGACTGGAGAAATCTATGCAGTACCGGATACAGCAGAAAGACAAGAGCAAAAAAAGCTCTATCCTATAGATAAAATCTTTACAGAGTTTGATCGTTAGAGAATAATTCGTATATTATAAAAGGTTATGAATAAGAAGTTATGTTTTATATCGTTGAAAGCGATTCACAATTAAAGTATCTCTGTAACTTAGGACGCAATGGAGGTTACGTAGAAGTTGTTACAACTAACGACCGCTACCATCCTATGCTTTCTTCTGCAGTTGCACTGTATATCCGTCCTTTAGATCATAAGGAAGGGTACATATTGCCTATTGACCATGAAGAAGGACTTAATCTAGAGAAGAGTAGAGTACAGGAGCTTTTAAAATGTTACGATATACTGTATACGTTTAACAAAAAGAACTTCTTATACTTCTTCTCTCACAGTAATATCAACGACATCAACCTAATGTACTCTATGGTTGAATACGATACTCTTAGATTACCCGATCCCCCTCAGACTATTCAATGGTATTATAATAGGATGTCTGAGAAAAAAGATTTAAATCGTATCATTCCACTAGCTAAACTGCATGAGAGGTGTGAGAGGAGTTATAACAGTCTTATTGAAATAGTTGAAAACTACCAAGATATACTAAAAGATTCTAGCTGGCCATTTTATAATAATTTAGCTACCGGAGTCTTCTATTTATCTGAATATAATGGAGTAAGAATTACATATGAAGAATTTATTGACAAGTTTAAACCAAATAACCCTAGCTTCAGTATTGCAGATAATATATGTTATACATCTTATAATCTTTATAATCCCACTAGCCGTCCTACTAGTGCCTTTAATAGCGTTAATTTCGCCGCTATCCCAAAGAAAGAAGAATTTAGAAAAGCCATCATTCCAAGGAACGATCGATTTATAGAATTTGATTTCGACGGATATCACATCAGGTTGGTTGCTGAAGCAATAGGTTATCAGTTCACTTCTGAGAGCGTGCATACTCAATTAGGTAGGTTATACTTCGATAAGCAGGAGTTAACAGAGGAAGAATATAAGCAATCCAAGCAAAACACCTTCCAGATCATGTACGGCGGGGTACCGGACAAATATAGACACATAGAGTTTTTCGATAAGGTAGCCTCTTATATAAATGAAATGTGGACCAGGTTCACTGTTGATGGAGTAGTTAGAGCTCCTATATCAAATAAGCCGTTCTACTCTAATCTCAAGGATATGAATCCTCAAAAACTTTTTAATTATGTTATACAAAGTTTGGAGACCTCAAGAAATATTCTTATCTTAAAAGAAGTATTAGGTTATTTAAAAGACAAGAAGTCTGGAGTAGCATTATATACTTATGATGCGATACTTTTTGACTTTGATTTATCTGACGGAAAAGAGACGTTAGAAGAACTTAAACGGTTATTAGAAACATCAGGGAAATACCCTGTGAAATATAAAAGTAATACAAACTTAGTTTTGGATTAGTAAAATCTATTTATAATGGAAGTTATGACACAAGAATTCGGTTACGATTTTATCACCGATAATAGCATTTGGAACGACGATATGAGCAATAAATTATTCTGTACGTTTACTACGGAAGAGAATCTTGATACTCTGATCGAACAGATTAAGGGTAAGTACGATATTATGTACAACAAGATTTTTGTTCTGTATTCTAAGAGCAATCAAGAGTACATCTGTACATATAATGTTGACTTTGGCAACGTAGCTAACTTCCTCGATAATACTATTCTAGTACATCGCAAAAAAGAATCTAATACTCTCTATACTATTAACGCTTTAAATACTCTGATTAAAGAACTTAACGGAGGTAAAGCAGATCCCTCATACAGAGTAAATTGGCCCGACTATCGCAACTGTATCTTACTAACCAGAGGACCTGAGTTAAAGAGAATTAATACAAGGTTGCATAAAATTATCGAATTGTAGTTGGCTCTTTAAGATACATTTCGTATCTTTATATTCGAAACATAATTCAAACAGTTATAATTAAATTAGTTTTTCTATGGATTTATCCGCTATTAAGCAGAAACTTCAAGCTCAGCAGTCAAACGGACGTGAGCGTGAGAAGATCGATTACGAAGCTACATTTTGGAAGCCTACAGTAGGTAAACATCAGATCCGAATTGTACCTTCAATGTACAACCCTGAAATGCCTTTCAGTGAACTTTACTTCCACTACGGAATTGGTAAGTATCCAATGATTGCATTGACTAACTTTGGTGAGCAAGATCCTGTTGTTGATTTTGTAAACGAGTTGCGTAAGACTTCTGACCGTGATAACTGGTCATTGTCTGGTAAATTGGCTCCAAAGATGCGTGTTCATGCTCCTGTAGTAGTACGTGGTGAAGAAGACAAAGGTGTTCGTTTATGGGGCTTTGGTAAGCAAGTATACAATACATTGCTTCAATTAGCTGCTGACGAAGATATCGGCGACTTTACAGACATCATGAATGGATTTGATATCGTTATCGAAGTAGTACAAGGTAACCCTTACCCGCAGACTTCTGTACGTATCAAGCCTAAGCAGACTCCTTTGAGTGAAGATAACGCTCAAGTAGAAGCTTGGACTAAGACTCAACCAGATCCGTTAAAGTCATTCTCTAAATACGACTTTGATTTTATCAAACGTAATCTTGAGAACTGGTTATCAGGTAACGAAGACGGAGACAATACTTCAACAGCACCTGTTACAGCAGCACCTGCAGCTACTCAAGCACCAGCTAATAACTTTACTGTAGAGACTCAGGCTCCTAAGAAAGCTGATACAGTAAGTCAGTTTGACGATCTATTCGGAGGTAGCAACAACGATCTACCGTTCTAAGTATGGCTAAGAGAAAAGGAGTATCAGCAACCGCTCAAGCGGCCATTAAGAAGGGATTTGATCTCAATAATTTTAAGAAGAATAAAGGCTTAGCTTCTACAAGCATTAAGTTTAAAGAACAGAGCTGGATTCCTCTATCAAAATCTTTCCAAGAGATCACATCTATTCCAGGTATTCCTGAAGGTCATATTACACTCTTACGTGGTCATTCGGATACCGGTAAAACTACAGCTCTACTAGAAGCTGCAGTCAATGCCCAGAAGATGGGCGTACTGCCGGTATTCCTGATCACTGAGATGAAGTGGTCTTGGGAACATGCCAAGGAAATGGGATTACAGGTTCAAGAAGTTGTTGATAAAGAGACTGGAGAGATCTACGATTATGAAGGATTCTTTATCTATGCCGATAGAGGCAATTTGCATACTATTGAAGATGTAGCAACCTTTGTCTTAGATCTAATTGACGAGCAGAAAAAAGGTAACCTACCTCACAATATGTGCTTCTTCTGGGACAGTATCGGATCAGTACCTTGTGAATTATCTGTACGTTCTAATAAGAACAACAACGAATGGAATGCAGGAGCAATGTCTACACAGTTTGCTAATAATGTAAACCAGAAGATTTTGTTATCCCGTAAAGAAGGAAACCCTTATACTAATACGTTAGTTGCTATCAACAAAGTCTGGACAATGAAACCTGAAAGTCCTATGGGACAGCCTAAATTACAGAACAAGGGAGGAATGTCTATGTGGTACGATGCTACGTTAGTAGTAACGTTCGGTAACATTACTAACCCGGGTACTAGTAAGATTAAGGCTATCAAAGACGGTCTACAGGTAGAATTTGCCAAACGTACTAATATTCAGATTGAAAAGAACCATATCAACGGTATTCAATCTCGAGGTAGAATTGTTATGACTCCTCACGGATTCATCGATGATGAGAAGAAAGCTATCGACAAATATAAAGATGCGCATAAAGACCGTTGGTTGACGCTTCTAGGTTCGGTAGAGTTTGATCTAGTTGAAGAAGGATCTATGGAGGAAGACGTCCGAGATATCGGAGTAGAATTAACACCAGACTTTTAATGGGAAAATACGACTCGCTATTAAATAGCATTCAGCAGTCGGCACCCCGTAAAGTAAACGATCACATCCTGGTTATCGACGCGATGAATACTTTCATCCGTAGTTTTACCATAATCAATATGATGACACCAGAAGGTGTGCATGTTGGTGGAATGGTAGGATTTATGAAGTCGTTGGGATTCTTAGTGAGAACTATGAACCCGACCAGGGTAGTGATTGTCTTTGACGGACCGGCTTCTTCACAAGCAAGAAAGAATATAAA